GTGCTGTCAGGCCTGCTGAGTGGGCCAGAGCCTGTAGGGCCTTCTACGCTGCTGTGAGGGCCAGGCAGGTCTCTCACCCAGGAGGCACTGGTATCTCAGCAGCCCTGGCTCTGACACAGAGAGGGCCTGATGGGCTGGTGTCCCAGGTACACAGAATCAATGACAGTGCAGACAATGATGCTGCCCTGGCTGCTGTCCTAGCCCTCTGGGCTCCTACACAGTTGAAGGCAGACCAGCCACTGAACTGGACCATTTACTAATGAAGAATGCGATACCGCAATATGTGCTCTGGGTGCTGGAGCTACTGAGCCTCATCACCATTCTCTACACTTCCTGGCTGCTAGTGGACAGGCCAGTGTTTGCCCTCATCTGTGCAGTGGTAGTGCTGCTGGTGTGTCTCTATGTTGAACACACCTCTGTGGAGCAGGCCAGCTGATGGCCCTCCTGGAGCTACTACAGAGGGCCAGGACTCCTCCTGTCAGGAAGAGTGCCACTCCACACACACACCTCCAGAGCCTGGCTGTCTGGCAGCAGTGGCCTGGCTATGAGACCACAGCAGGCCTGCTGCCCTTTGTCACAGAGGACCAGGTACTAGGGCTCCCTGTAGTGGGAGGGTTCCTAAACATCACCACTAGTCTCCTGCTCCAAATGCCACTGCACAGTTACAGAGCAGCAGTACCTCTGACCACAGAGCCAGCCATCATCCAGAATCCCACACCAGGACCAGCCAGAACCTTTGCTGACTTCATATCTGAATACCTCAGGGACATGCTCCTGTTTGGGAACTATGTGGCTGTGCTGGGGCCTAAGAATGCTGCTGGGTGGCCTGACCTGTTTGTCCCAGTGCCTGCTGGCCAGTGGCAAATCCAGGCTGATGGCATGGAGTACAGGTACCTGGTTAATGGCATCAGCTACTCACCAGACCAGGTGTTCCATGTCAGTATGAATGCCCTTAATGGGGAGCTAGTGGGGAGAGGCATCATGACTCTCTACCCAGGCCTAGTGGCTAGCAATGTGGCTGCTGAACGCTGGGCTGCTGCCTACTTTGAAGGTGGAGCAGTGCCACCAGGAGCAGTGAAGCACCCTAACCCTGAGCTAACCCAGGAGCAGGCTAATGCTCTGAAGGCAAAGATGAGGGCAGTGGCCATGGCTAGGGAGTGGGCCATCCTTCCTGGTGGGACTGAACTGGAAGTGCTCAGCAGTGATGCTGAGAAGGCCCAGCTGAATGAGACTAGGAAGCTGAATGCCCAGCAGCTGGCTATGGCTATTGGAATCCCTGGAGCACTGCTAGGTCTGGACTCTCCCAGCCTCACTTATCGCAACATCACAGATGTCTTCCAACAGTTCATTACTACAACTGTTATGCATTACTTAGTACCACTGGAGCAGCAGATGACTCTCCAGTGTCTGCCTAGAGGGACCCAGGCCAGATTCTTCCTGGGTGCTGTGCTCAGGCCAGACCTTCCCCAGAGAGTGGACCTGGCCATTAAGAGTCTCCAGGGAGGACTCTTCACCCAGCAGGAAGCCAGGGCATTCTTCAATCTGGGTGCTGTGGAATTCATAGAGAATGTGCAGGAGGAGGTAGATGTCCTGTGATGGATGGCCTGTATATCAGAGCAGTAGCCTCTGACCTGGAGGTGACAGGTGATGGCAGAACTGTCACTGGGCTCCTGGCTCCCTATGACACACCTGCAAAGGTGGATGATGGATTTGGACCTTACTGGGAGATGTTTGAAAGAGGCTGCTTCTCTAGAGCCCTCAGAGGGAATGCCAGCTACCTCAGGCTCCAGCTGGAGCACAATGGCCACTGGGTAGGTAGAGGCTCTGTCTGGAGAGACAGCCCTCAGGGCCTGGCTGCTGATATGAGACTGGATGACACAGAGGCTGGCAGGGAAGCAGCATTTAAGATTAGGGATGGCCAGACCCCAGGCCTGTCTGTTGCTTACAGGCTCAGTGAGGACCCTCAGGGCAACATCACCAGGACAGTGGAAGGGAAGAGGGTCACTGTACGTAAGAAGATTAAGGCCCTCCACCATGTAGCCCTGTGCCAGTTCCCTGCCTATGCCAGTGCCCAGGTGGAGGCTGTCAGGTCTGCTCCACCAGAAGGCCCTCCAGACAGGCTGGCTTACTGGCAGGACTGGACAGTGAGAATGCGTAGGACATGACAGTCCTGGAGTGGGCTAGGAGCATGGTGCCTCAGTACCAGGTCTCAGATGATGAACTGAGATACCTGCTCTGGAATGAGACTGCCTGGCCCTTATGCACTGACTCAGCAGTCATCAGGCCACAGCTGGAGAAGGCTCTAGACAGCCTCAGGCTGAGGTGATAGAAGGGCTATCGCTGGGGAGCACTCACCATCTGCTTCCATGCCTGCATCCCAGGGTGCCCTGAGCTTAAGTGCCACAGCACCCTGGGATGCAGGCCCCCAGCATTTAGACATGACCCAGGCAGCTACACCTGCCTCACCCATGTCAGAACCTATTTCAATTGTTCTGACTGGAGTAGTCATGCCTGAAACCCTTTCTGGCTCCAAACGTTTGGACTGGCTTAAGCGCCAAATGGAGCAGGCCCTGGATGATGTTGACACCATCACCTCCAGGGCTGCTGATGAGGACAGAGAACTGTCTGATTCAGAAGTCCAGACCTGTGAGGCTAGGCGTTCACGTATCGCTGAACTGGAGCCCTCCATTAAGGTGGAGGCTGACCTGGCTAAGCGCAGTGCCACCTATCAGGACATGGTGTCCCACATCGGCACTGCTCCTGCTGGTGAGCAGCGTAAGCAGACTGTGGAGCGTAGTGGCCAGGCTGAGCAGGTCTATGAGACCCCAGGCCAGTACCTGGTGGACTATGTGCTCAGTCGCTCCACTGAGGAGGGTTCTCCTGCTGCTAAGCAGCGGTTTGAGAAGTACCTCCAGCGCCAGGTGGCCCACCAGACCACTGCACAGAATCCTGGCCTGTTGCCAGTGCCCATCCTGGGTCCTGTCTTCACCCAGCAGTCCCAGCGTAGGCCTGCCATTGAAGCCACTACCAGACGCCCACTCCCTGGGCCTGGTAAGACATTCCAGCGTCCCAGGATTACCCAGAACACTCTGGCTGGCCCTCAGTCTGCTGAGAAGGCAGAGCTGCCCAGCCGCAATATGACTGTGGACCCCATCACAGTCACCAAATCCACTTATGGTGGGACGATTAACCTCAGCTGGCAGGATAGGGACTGGACAGACCCTGCCATTATGGACCTGCTGGTCAGTGACATGGCTGCCTCCTACTTCCAGGAGACTGATAAGGCCTTCTGTGTCTACTTTGCTGGAGCCATCACAGCTACCCAGGCTCTGGCCAGTGCAGATGGTGAGGGCCTGGTGGGAGCTATCTATGCTGCCACTGCCACTATCTTTGGAGCTACTAATGGGATGCCAGATACTCTCTGGGTGGCTCCTGATGTCTGGGGCTCTATCGGCAGTCTCCATGATTCCAGTGGCAGGCAACTGTTCCCCACTGTGAACCCCAGTAATGCACTGGGCACCATCTCTCCCACCAGTATGTCTGGCTCAGTGGCTGGCATGAGGCTGGTAGTTGACAAACACCTGCCTGCTGGCACTGCCATTCTGGGAGATTCCACCTATGTGGAAACCTATGAGACTATTGGTGGCCAGGTCTCTGTTATTGAACCCAGTGTGCTGGGTACCCAGATGGCCTTCTATGGCTACATTGCCTGGCTGGTCCTGGAGCCTGCTGCCTTTGTGAAGATTACAGGTGTGCCTACCCTGCCTCTGGCTACTGGCAATGGCAATGGTGGGTCTACTCAGGAGCATGGTGGGACCTACACAGGTACCGCTGCTGCCTCTACTACTAAGAAGGCAGGGAACCAGTAATGCCACTGCCGACAGGGCTGAACTGGCCCACAGTGGATGAGTACAAAGACTGGGCCAGGATTAGAGACACCTCTGATGATGTGGCTATTGACCAGGCCCTGTCGGCAGTGATGGAAGCCATTGTGTCCAGGGCTCCTACCCTGGCCACAGCAGCCTGTCCCACAGATGTCCTGTATGCCACTCTCCTCTGGACTAACAGGCTCCTGTCTAGACGCAACAGTCCTGATGGGATTGTGGGTGTAGCTGACCTGGGAGTGGCCACCATTGCTAAGGCTGATGGTGATGTGTACAGACTGCTGTCTCCCTGGCTGGAGCCAGTGCTGTCATGACTCCTCTCCAGAGGGCTCAGGAACTGGTGCAGAAGCTAGAGGCTCAGGGCATCAGAGCCTCCACTGACCCAGCTGTCCTGAGCCCTCCTGGGGTCCTCTTCTCTCCACCTAACCTGGCCTGGGATGTGGCCTGTGGCTACACAGCCAGCTGGCAGCTAGTGGCCCTGGCTCCTGCTGCCCTCACAGCAGACAGGACCAGCTGGCAGACACTGGATGAACTGGTGGAAGCAGTGGCTGGAGTCCTGGACCTGACAGATGGAACCCTCATCTCATATGTCCTGAATGGGACTAGCTATCCAGCGTATCTGCTGACATTCACTGAAGCCCTATAGGAGCAGGCTCATGGCCATTGTAGAAAGCAAACTGAAGGTAGGGAAGCTGACCCTGGGAGGCACACTCCCTGTGGACCCTCTTACAGGCCCTCCCACTGGTGGAACTGAATTCTCCTGCCAGGCCACTAATGTGCGTATCGTTCCAACCTTCAATGATGCTGGAGACCCAGTAGAGACCCTGTGTGGAGATAAGCTGACAGCTGACACCACTACTGACTTTGCACTCCAGGGAACCAGTATCCAGGACTTTGATAGTCCTGCTGGATTCATTGAATACTCCTGGACCAATAACCTGGTGAATGTGCCCTTTGTCTGGCAGCCAAATGAGACCGAGAACCTGTATTACGGCACTGTCCAGGTGAGGGCTCTGGAAGTGGGTGGAGATGTGAACGCCAGAATCACCACTGACTTTGAGTGGCCCATCCAGGGTATGCCTGAGGTTGTCTGGGTGGCTGCTGGTGGAGCTACCCAGGAGGCTCCCCAGGAAGAGGAGGAGCCAGAGCCCACTGGACCTGGTGAGACCACTACCTACTCCAGCCTCTAATGCCAGCAGAGGTTAAGGGTGATGAGAAGCTGGCCCTGGAACTGGATGCTTATGCCCAGTCTCTAGGGCCACTACCACCTAAGAAGGTCCCAGATATCATGCTGGCAGCAGCCAAAGAGAGGACCCCAGTGAGGACTGGGAAGCTCAGAGCCTCAGGAATTGTCCTAGAGGGAGCAGTGCAGTTCACAGTTCCCTACGCTGCTCCCATCCACTGGGGCTGGAGGGCCAGGAACATTAGCCCCCAGCCCTTCCTGACCCAGGGCATTGAAGCCAGCCAGGCTGTCTGGACAGCAGCGTATGAGAGTGAACTACAGGCAGACCTAAACAGAATCAATGGAGCATAAGGTGGCTAGCCTCAGGCAGAGATGGAAGGTGTCCTGGGATGATGGTGATGCAGTGTTTGTCACCAGCACAGTTCAGGACATCATTAATGCAGTGGACAGGCTCCCAGCTGACTCAGCTGGCAACAGAGTGGCTGTGAACACTGCCCTCATCCACTCAGCACTCCAGCGTAGAGGGCTCTGTGAGATGCCATACCAGGACTGGGTGGATGTCCTGGACTCCTATGAGGAGATGGCAGGTTCCAGCAATGGAACAGGCCCTACCCAGCAGGCAGTATTGGCTCCAGAGCAGTCAGTATTGCCTGTATCACTGGCACAGACTGGCGCTGCTGGCTAGATGAGGACACCAGAGCCCTAGAGACAGCAGAGCAGTTCCTGGTGGACTCAGGCAGAGCAGAGATGAGAAGAGTCTGATGGCAGCCAAACTGATAATTGAGATTGTCACTGAGGCTTCTAAGGCTAAGAAGGAACTGGCTGAGACCAGTGATGGTGTTAAGTCAGTAGGTAAGTCTGCTGACATCATGGGGAAGGCCCTGATAGCTGGAGCAGCTGCTGGGGCAGCAGGGCTGGTGGCCCTGGGTGTGGGTGCCTTCAATGCTGCTGCTGAGTCAGCAAAGATAGGCAGAGAGACTGAGAGAGTCATTAAGACTATTGGTGCTGCCTCCTGGACCAGTGCTGCCCAGGTCCAGGAACTGGCAGGAGCCATCTCAGATAAGACTGGTGCTGATGATGAGGCTATCCAGTCTGGTGCAAACCTTCTCCTCACCTTTGCAAATGTGAAGAATGAGGTAGGAGAAGGCAATGATGTCTTTGACCAGGCAACTGGCCTGGCCCTGGATATGTCCACAGCACTGGGTACCGATATGTCTGGTGCTGCTGTCCAGCTGGGTAAGGCACTGAATGACCCTCTGAAGGGCATCACTGCACTGTCAAAGGCAGGTGTCAGTTTCACTGAGGACCAGAAGGCACAGATAAAGCTGATGGCTGAATCTGGAGACCTACTGGGAGCCCAGAAGATAGTGCTGGCTGAGCTATCTAAGGAATTTAAGGGAGCAGCAGAAGCAGCTGGCACTCCTCTGGACAAACTGATGGTGGCTGCTGGGAACCTCCAGGAGGAACTGGGAGCCGAACTAATCCCTGCTGTGGATGCTGTGGCTGGTGTGCTAGCTAACACCCTGGGTCCTGCCTTTGAAGCTGTCTCAGGATTTGTCTCAGAGCACACTGAGCTAATCAAATTCCTGGGCTCTGTGGGCCTGGCAGCCCTGGCAGCAGCCTATGGGCCTGTAGTGGCCCAGCAGGCTCTGATGGTGGCCAGTGGGGTGAAGACTTTCCTGTTTGAGACAGCAGCAGCAGCGTTTGTAGCAGTGGATGGGTTCCTGGCCATGGCAGCCAGTGAAGGCATAGCCACAGCTGCTACTACCACTCTGAATGCTGCCCTCACAGCTGCTGGACCCATGCTGGCTATCGTGGCTCTGGGTGCTGCTGTCTATGGGATGGTGAGTGCCTTCACCTCTAGCTCTGAGGCAGCAGAGAAGTTTATAGACACAGTGAGGGAGGATGTCCCTACTGGTGACTTTGACGCTATGGCAGAGTCCCAGACTAAGGTTTACACAGAGGGACGTAAGGCTACAGAGATGCTGAATGCCCAGAGAGGGACCCTCTCTGGTATCGCTGGAGGTGTAGCTGACATCCTCATTCCCTTCCATAATATGGAAGATTCAATGGTGGATAATGCTCAGGCAGTTAACACCCTGGCTGATGAGCACACTGAGTATCAGAACAAACTGGATGCTGCTAACCTCTCCCTGGCTACATATGCAGAGACCAGTGTCCTGGCAGCCCATGGGCTGGACACCACTAGTAAGGCCTGCCTGGCTGCCACAGAGGCAAACAAGCCTCTCCTGGACCAGATGGATGCCACTGCTGAGACCATGAGGCAGATAGCCAAAGAGAAGGGTATTGACCCTGTAGCTCCTGGTGCTGTGGAGAAGATTCAGGCCCTCTACGATAAGACTCAGTTTGCCACTACAGGCACTCTGAATATGTCAGAGGCTCAGGAGAAGTACAATGATGCTGCCAGCACAGCCAAAGATAAGACTGATGCTTATAAGCAGTCTCTAGATGCCCTGGTGGGCGTTCACCTCTCAGCAGCCCAGGCAGAGACCCAGTACTCAGAGAACAGTCTGGCCCTCCTGGGGAAGCTGAATG